TTGATGTGACCATCCTTCAATACCTGTTACAGATGTATCTTGCATAACAATAGGTTGGTTAGTTCCGTTCCATCCCACTGTCCATTTTGTTAAGGATCCAGCACCATCATTATATGCAGCAATCTCAAGTGTATTACCACCACTCACTGATTCTGTATCAGCTGTTGCACTTGTAAACCATCTTGTATTTCCTGACTGTATAAGTTCTGTTGAACATGAAGGAGCTGTAGTTGCAAATGTCTGAATAGCACATTGAATAGGTTTTGTACTTCCACTTCTTGTTATTTCTATTAACATCTGATAAGATGTTGCAGCAGATAAATTTGAAAATGTTCCTGCTATGGATGATCCAAATGCTGTAAATGAACGTGAATCTATTATTGTACCAGAAGTTGATCTTAAATTTACAGAAATAACATGACCTTTATTTGCCGGTATAGCTATTGATGCAACACCAAACTCTGCAGAATCACTTGTTATTGTTCCAATAGTTAAATTAGGACAAGCCATTTCATTATCTACTGTGAAGTTGTATATTTCTTGACATTGATTATCTCCATTTGATACACAGAAATCTACACGTATTGAGAAATTACTACCTAAATCAAGATTCCCCATTAAATTTTGTGTTATACCAAATGTACCTTCATTTTGAAGATGATTAACTACATCTGCATATACAACAACCGTATTTAAAGATGAATCTGTAATTGTTAATTTAGTTCCTCTAGAATCACAAGCAGTATATCCTGATGGTACTGTACTTGATGTAAAATCTAAAATCATTTTATTAAATGATCCTTCAGGTGTTTTTTCCACTGATCCCGTAACTCCAAGTGTAACATCTTTACATAATGGACTTGCCACTGTTTCTTTTATACTTTGTACAGCGTTTCTTGTGTCATTCATTGTGATCCACAAGTTCTGGAATGATTGTGCCATGTTTGATGGGCTTACATTCCATTGAGATATAGCATTCATTGTCCCTTTCCCGCTTAATCTATCTCTATCATTATAGTTTGGTGCTACATTTAATGCAGTACTTATTGCAGATGGAGCACCTGTTGATCTTTGTAATTCACCAACATACTCTTCTGTTAAAGCAACAGCTTTCTCTAATGATACAGGTCTTCCTGGTGTTCCTACAAAAGTTGGAACAACCTTTGGAGCTACGTATCTTTCTCCAGCAGGACGTTGCTCTAATGTTACAATTCTTGCTTCATGATTTACCTGAGTATTCTGAAGTTGTGAAATTGCATTAATATTATTACATATTTGATTTGCAAGTACTGTTGCATAACCTACTCCTGTATTACTATCATATAAAGGTAATTGTGTAATTGTATTACCTGTACCTTCTTCAGTATATTGTAGACATGGTGGTAGTGGTATAACACATGAACAAGGATCTGATCCTGCATGATCATGTACTTTACATACCTCAGTAATTATATTTTGTATTAGACTTTGTATATCATTTGCTAAACCATATGTTGTTTCTAAACAGAGTTGGTTAATTGTGGAAATATCTACACCTGTTGCTGTAGTACTAGTGCTAACTAATTCTTCACACATTTTAGCAATGATGTCACTAATTGTATCACCATTACAAACATTAACACAAGGCAAGTCTGGACCTTGCCATACTACACAATTTGAAGATGTTGAGTCACATCCATTTGTTGTATTTGATTTATTAGGAATCATAAATATTTTTTCTTTGTAGTTGTATTAAATACATGTATACATTATAATATACAGATTTTTTGTGATACAACCAAGTTATTCATTTTGTTTCTCATTTAATATTATTAGCTTTGATAGCAATCATTACATGATCCATCATCTATATTAGTACCCATTAATACTTGTCCTGTTATTGGATCTATAAATCCTGTTGGTGATGGTGCAGGTCCTGCTGGTCCTATATAATTATTACACCATTGATAATGAAAATCTGTACAACCTAACCATATACAACTGCCGTCATGTATAACATTAGGGTTTGAAGTATAATTATCTGCACTTGGATCTATACATCCATAGAAAGTAGGAATACAAGAACCATCATCACATGTTGCATCAGGATTATAATTAGATTGACTTGGATCACAACATCCAGGAACAGTAGTAATAGCACCAGAAGCATCACATGCTATACATTCATAAGTACAAGAACCATCATCAATTAAAGTAGTGTTTGATGGAACCGGTCCATAATAATTACTTGCAGTAGCATCTGTACAACCATAAACTGTATAAGTACAACTACCATCATCTACTGTAGCTAAAGGATTATAGTTATCAGCATCAGGTCTAGTACATCCTGATACCTCTGTAGGAATTTCATCTATAATAAAATGATTTGTTGCTGACCATGCTGATTCTTCATCATCACAAATACTTTTAATCTTATATTCATAAATTCCTACAGGTAAAGCTAAGAAGTTATAGTATATCATACCTGTTATTGGATCCATTGTTAATCCTGTAATCTCATTCCAAGGTCCCCAAGCAGTTGGTCCTTTAAATCTCCAAGTTAAAGTATATGATGTTGCTGTAACAGTATTACCGGCTGCAAAGTTTGCATCTATAAATGCTATATGCATATTTGGAGATTTAAATACCTCTGATACAAATGATGGTGCAACGCATTGACAAGGAAGATCAGGATATGTACATGTTTCAACATTAGGATCTGCTACTACAATATCAATTTGTTGTATAGCACATCCGCCACTGGTAGTTATACATATACATGAAATATTAAATGTATGTGTAGTATTTATAGAAGCATCTTCCACTACAATCATTAGAAATCCATCATCATCTGTTACATAGTTACCACCATCAAATACAATATCATAATTTGGCATTGGGTCACCATTCTGATTTACTACATAAATCATCAATGTTTCTGTATCACAACCTTCAACAACACCTTCACATAAATTTGTATTAGTATTAAGTGTAAATCCTGGAGGACATTCAAGTGTTGTTGAAGAAGTCTGAGTTTGACATCCCGGACAACTTTCTGAATATGGAGAACCTGTAAATAATGTTGCTGGTGATTCACATGTCCACGGTGTAGTTGGACTTATATCCTTATACATAGTAGTTAACGTATCAGATGCAACAATTTCTGTTAAATCTGATCTATCTGTAGAATTTATAATTTCAGTTCTTGTATTATCAAATAGAGCAAAGCCAAACATTCCTATACCTCCCATATCATATCCTCTAAAAACAAGTGTATGACATCCGGCTGTTATTTCAACAGGATATAACCAACCTCTGACATAACCATATGAATTTTCATCATATGTCATATATTGCTGAAAACATTGTTTTGGATATTGAGAAAAAGGTGTTCCTGATGCAATACCTGCTGCTTGTTCACTCATGGTTCTCATTACACTTGAATCAGATAATGTAATTAAATCCACACCATCAAGTGCTAAACCAAAATGATTATCAGCAGTTATAAATACATAATATGTTTTTGTTACTGCTAAATTAATAGGTAATGCGAATTCTAATGTTACACCACTAGGCCATCCACTAGTAGGTGATTTTGCTAAAGCATTTACAAAACTAACTTCTGTTACATTTGGATTAAGTGGATTATAGTCTGCACCACCAGGTGTAGCATCATACGTTACCCACCAACTTGGTGTAGATCCTCCTATACTAACACTTGTACCAATTATTGTAGGAGAACCTCCAGCACCTTGTGTTCCTGAAATTGAGTTAAATATAATTGGACAATCTCTACCAAATCTCCATAAATTTTCTGAATCAATAGAAAGAGGAGTTCCATTTGGAGCAGCAGATGCTTGTGAATATGTATTTGAACCAACTGTTATTGGAGTTGATGCTGCCTCACATAAACCTGTTAAAGAATTTAATACTGCTGGAGGTGCACATAATTGAATACCGGGATCTTGAATTATAGTTTGAGTGAATGATTCATCATATTGAATTACTTCAAGATCTTGCCAATCACAAGTATAATTCTTAATATTTATTTTTTCTAAGTCATTAGGGCAACAGAATGTAAGGCCATATCTATCAGCCCTCATTTTCTTATATACCTTATCTGCAAATAATCTTTTTACATTAATTTGCTTTACCTGCTCTTCATGTGTTTTTTCCTTAGCCATAACTTAAGATCTTAACAACATATTTCACATGTTATCTTTTTTAATTTCTTTTTTGCAAAATTAAAAAGTTCCATTCCTTCATTAGGACTCTGACAATACTCTACCTTTGCTTTTGCAGCATCAATTAGTGTTCTTATATAATACATTTCTGCTAATAGATCCTTTCTAGTAGATGATGGTTCACACGGCTGAACATCTAGCTCACATAATTTTTGAAAGTATGTACTTAGTAATTCTGTAGTTCTCAAATGGTTGTACTCTACATACACTTTATCAGAAGGAGCCACTTGATATTTTATAATATAGATTCCATCAGGTAATGTATTTACTGATGTGTTGCAACTAGTTGTTTGAATCCCCAATGAACATGTATTTAATGGTAGATTAAAACCTTCCTGCACTTCTATTAATACAGGGGCATTGAAACCCGGAGGAGTTATAAGAAGCTCAGGACATGTTACTGGTAATTGATCAGAATAAATGCTTGTATCAACAACATTTAGTACTGAACAATTTGCAGTTTCAATGACATCTAAGCTTAAAATGTGTTTGGAAGCCATATGCTATATGTTTAAATAAGTAAACTATTCATTAATAATATACAAAATTTACTTGATTAAAAGAAATAAAAAGGGAGCAGATTTTTCTGCCCCCTTCTTAATCTATGTATATAGAGTGTTAACTATTAGTAGTCTCCACCTTTTGCTTCAAGATCAGCTACAGTTGCTACAAGACCTGAACCATCAAGCTTCATAACTCCTGCATCAATTGCAAGAGCTACCCAATCAGCATCAATTGTTGTAGTTGCACCAGCAGAACCTGAACATTTAACATATACTTTGTAGTGATATTGATCATTATCAAACACTCCAGAAGGATTGTTAAATCTAGGTACACTATGTAATAAGTGATATACTCTGTAGAACCCAACACATGATGAAGTAGTAGCATCTCTACCCATTTCAGTTACAATACCTGACATACCTTCTTGCTCTCTAAATCTACTAGAGTCTCTATTTCCTTGGTTATAAGGAGATTGTCTGTAGCTTTCAGTTAGAAGCATATCATTAATTGCAGTTTCAGAAGATGTTCTACGTTGCTTAAATGTAGCAGTTTCTGCAGGGATAACATATCCTTGACAAGCAACACATGGTTGACCAACCTCATCTTGTAAATCAGCTGTTACATTAAGACCACCTAATAAGTAGAAGTCTCTTGTATCAAATGAACAAGCAGTAAATTGAGTTTGTAATTCACAACTAGTTTTAAGTCTAATTCTTACTTTATACTCATTGTCAGCATGCCATTGACCATCAGTAGTTGCAGCAGCTTGGTCAGCAGTAGTACCTAAAGCACCTCCTTCGTAGATTTTTTCTATTTTTGCTTGAGAAGCAGGATTAAATGTTGTTGTAGCACCTACAGTATTTACTAATAATGTAGCAGTACCTAATGTACTCATAATTGGATCATTGTTAAATTGATCTACAAAGTTCATAGCAACAATAGATGGAGCAATACCAGAGTGAGTTGCATCTTGTGCTACACAGCACATGTCAACATTCTCTTGTCCAGCAGCTACTCTTGCAGCCCATGCTAAATCAGCATTTCCTCCAACTGCTCCAGATCCTGGCATTGGTAATGAACCAGATAAAGATTGATAAGCATTGTGATTAAGTAATCTTAATGCTGCAGTACCTTTAATATCTACTCTCATAATAGGATCTGTTCCACATGGGAAACAAGACATATATTGAGCAGTAGGTTTAATGTGTACTTCATAAGTTGTAGGAGTCTCATCTGTACAATCAGAAATCCACATATCAGAAATATACTTCTTAATGATCATTTTAGATTTGTGTGACTCAGAGTATCCTCCGTGTCCTGGATTGTTTCCAATTGTATCATTAGTTTGAAATGATGATTGTGCTAGGTAGAAACCACCAGCAGTACCAGCAACTCCTGCAGCATCCATAACTTTGTAAGCAGAATCTGCAATTGCAAATTCTCCCAAAGCACCACCACCACCTAAGTCAGCAGTAGTCTCTGTTGTTGTTTGATTATGCGTTTTAGCATAAAATGCTTTTGAAAAAGCATGATTAAAATAAGCCATAATTTTTTGTTTTTTGTTGAGTTTTACCTCAACTGATTAATATTGATATTGATATACATAAATAATATACTGTTTTTTATTTATTTAAACTAATATATTAGTTATTTTTTTCTGCTGATCCAGATCCTCTAATGAACTGATTTGCATCATTTATATCTCCTGCAATGATTGAGCATGCTTCATCAATTAATAGTTCAACTATATCATCTTTGAATTCACATTCTACCTCTGCTATAGATGCAACTAATGTATAAGGATCTACACAGTCTAATATTTGAATGTCTCTAGGTTTTCTATAGTACGTAAGTAATGGATTTATAATATCAAAATCTCTTCTGTATATTCTAATTCTATTACCTTGTAATGTACAATATGTTTCACCCCATTCAAAATCAGGTCTCTTAAGTGGATCTCTCATTATGATGTCTACATTAGCTTCTTCAGATAAGTAGACTGTCATTGATCTCCCTCTTGTTAATGGACCATTTAAGTCATTTGGTGTTTCTGTTATTGGACAACATTTCGTGAATGCTTCTGTGGAAATTCTTTTGTATTCAAGATAATTAACTGGAAAGTTGGTTGACTCAACATAAGTATCCTCAGTATTGAAAGTCAGACCAACATCCGTTAATAAAAGTTGAAGGTCATCAATACGTCTTTTAGACATTTCATCCCCTTCTTTATACATATTATTTCCATGTAATTGTCTTCTACACCACTCAATCTGTGCTTTATTAAAGGCTTCAACAATTTGCCAGCATTCTATATTATCATAGTCATTGCTAGCTAATTTGTTTAATCTTGATCTAAATTTTATTTGCAGTGTAGTATTGTTCATAATTACATATTCCAGTAGTATTCTACTTGACTTAACATTCCCATTTGATGTTCTTCATTTAATGGATTCTTTAACCACTCTAAACATCCTTCTGCAGTTTTAGCCATTTTTATAGATCCAAAATAAATCCATCCATCTGACTTGTTAGATATAATACTATATCCACTTGCATCTTTAATGATTGCTTTTAATTTTAAATCTTCCATGCTTAATCTAGACATTGCTAAAAAGTTTTCAGCACACCTTCTTTGATTATTATCATGTCCATTAGCGTGGATATAATCATCCATTACTTCATAGATTATATCATTAGCAGTGGATTTGTTATATTGAGTACTATTTGAATCACATAACTTAGCTACATAAAATAATTTAGTATTTTCTGAATCATACATAGAAGTTAATGCAGCAAGTGCTCTATTTCTTAATTTAGATAATTCTGTTCTTGTTGATACAGTATCTTCAAGCTTGTCTAAATAAAATTTACATCCTGGTCTATTCTTTGCTTCTCTTAAATTTGGAGCAACAATAGAAAATCCACCAGCTTCAATTGCATATATTTTAATAAGATCATATGGATCAGTAGTTGGATCTAAATAAATTGGATCATTACCAATTCTTAAGTCAATTTTCCCCCAGAATTCATGATTATCATGTCTAAGTAATTTAACTTTATTCCAAAACTCCGGATCATCTGGATCAAGAATATTTGCTGCTAAATCTTTTTCAAGAATTGTAACTGCTTTTCTTATTTCACTAATCTTAGACTCTCTTTTAGCTGGAGTCATTTTTCTAATTTCAGGTGCAAATTCATTCAAGCCTGTTATATATCTTTTAATACCATTGATTTCAAGACATGATAACTCTTCTTGATGAACAACTCCTTCAAAAAGTGACATACCATAATTTTCTAGTCCCATGTTATCCATGTCACCATCAAAATAGGTACGTATTGCAATTGATGTATCTTTACCTTCTTGATACTTCTCAATCATTGTAACTTCTTTGATTGCTTCTTCTGTATACGTTGGTGCTACAGCTACTGCAATCTCTTCTTTTACTACTGTTTCTTTTTTCTTATTTGCCATCTTTGTTTGGTTTTAATTGGTTTTTAAAATGTTTTTATGATATAAGAGGGAGGAATTACCCTCCCTCTCTATCATGTTGTTAAATATTAGAATGAACCTCCTGTTACTGGATTCTTCATTACAATTTTTAATACCTTAGTTGGATCTTTCACCCAAATAGAAGGCATTGTTTGAGTCATCATCACTCGGTATCCATTAAAGTTACCGGATGAAGCAAACCCTTGAGTTCTTCCCATATAGTCCATAGTACCATTTTGGTAGAACCACTTCAATTGATTATCCCAAGAAAGTTTCAACAAGTGAATGTTGTCATTTCCTGACTCAGTGATGTCAAAGATAATAAAGCTATAAGAGCTTAATGGTCTTCCATCAATAAGTGGATTCTCAATATCATTAGTATGTAGGTTATCAAATGCAGGATTTAATACAAATCTTACGTTTGCTAAGAAAGGAATAACATAAGATGTGAATGCATATCCAAATCCTAAGTCCATACCTGACCCAGTTACCATACCATTTTGATCCATATTAGTTACATATGTGCTTCCTAATCCTGCAGCTTCAGCAGCTATTGCATCATTAACAAGTTTCATACCACCAATACCAGTCTGTACAATTAATGTACGTCTTGGATCTGGACCTTCTAATTCAACTTTACCTTGGTAGAAGTTATAAAGCTCAGTCTTGAACATGTCTAAACTGAAAGAAGACTTATTGTAGATTCTCTTGTAAGAGTTATCTAATTGCTTCCAAAGACCAACTGACATTCTGATGTCATCCGGCCCGTCTTGTTTTACTCTACCACCGTGTCCCCACATTAAGTAAGTCTCAATGTCACTTGCAATTTTATTCAAGTGAGCAGCTTCTAGATTAGTTAAGAAAGTTCTTGATAAGCTTCCATTATCAAATGCTCTACGTACGTAGTCAGCACCCATAATTTCAACCATGCTTTCTAATGAAGAAACTGAAGGATCAACGTCTTGGTCAAATGTTCTCCAAATCTCTGTAACTGGAATAGAACCGTCAGCATTCATTCCTCCTTTAAGCATTAAGTCTGCTCTTGAAGATACTGAATAATGTACGTGTGCTTCTGCTCCTCCTACAAAGTTGTAGAATTCACGGAAACCTGTTCCTGTTGTAAGATCTGAGAATCTTTCACCATACTCACCTCTTGCAGAACCTTTTCTAAAGAATTTAGTTCCTGACTTAAGGTATTTGTCCGCTAGACCTGCTGTGTTATTACTGTTAACAAGTTGTACAGTATAAACAAATCCATCACCTGAAGGAAGAATATCCTCTGCAGTAACGTAAAGTTCTTTACCATTATACTTGTCATATGTAATAATATCACCATGTCCAAACGCTCTCTTGTTTAAGAGAATTTTGAATGTTTGACCGTCTATACCTCTAACTGTTCCTGATGCGTCAGTAACGCCATCAATCTTACCTAGAGAGTAAGGTAGGTCTTGTGCAACGGGAGTTTGCCATTTATACTCACCACGTGCGTTGTCCACCATAATTGTATTATTACCTCCAAATGAAGCTAACTGATACAAAGGCATTTCTACCTTTTGTGTCATAGCCCATAAGTCTACAGGACCCATATCCATAGGTTCTGAAGATCCTAACAATTCAGTTAGGTGGTAAGAATCAACATGAGAACTCGCTTTATAGTTTGTATCTCTTAGGAAAATCCCATTATTTAATACTGGAGTTGCCATAATTTTGATTGTTTTTGATTAATAATTTATTGTTGTTGTTGTTTTTTTTTATTTTTCTTATTCAGCGTAACCTATGAAGTATCCCACTGTAATGTCTACTACACCTGCCGTTAATGCTGCAGTTCCTACTACAACTTTAATGTCTCCGTCAGCAGTTGCTTTACCTCCTGCTTTTACATCGTCAGTAGCTACAACAGCTTCATCTGATAATTTTGCTTCAGCTATTGCTGCGGTTACATTTACTCCACCTGCATTTACTGCAAATGTAGATGATGAACCTGCAACAGCTGTTGAAGCGTAAAGACATACTTCATTTACTACTGCATTATTAGGTAGAGTATCTGTGTTTGCTAATGTTACAGTCCTTGGATATGAACCAGTTCCTGTAGCATCAACAGCAAAGTCATACTTAGCCGTAATGTAATGTTTTTTTGGATTTGCCATGATTTCAAATTTTTTTTAATTAATAATTGTTTTTGTTGTTGTTTTATATTCTTTTAAAAATGTTTTTATTACTTCTTGATATTTTTCTTTTAGGTCTTTCGTTTGAAGTATCCTCAACTGGAGCTGCAGATGATCTACTACTTTGAGCAGTTTTTAACTTTCTCACTGTTTTTTCTACAGCTACATTCTCACCTCTTTTCATTATCTGTGATTTATATCCGTTTGGATCTGCTAGCAACCATAATGCTTCTGACACTAAGTCATAGTTTGGCTCAACAAATTGATACTTTTCTAACAAGTGACCTAATAAGTTTGTATTCTGTCCACTAATAGATGGATATGCTGGGTTAACTAATCCGTTATAAAGTAATGACTGTACTTTCTTGTCTACTTTAATATCTCCAATTGATCCATCTTTTAATGTATTGTATACATTTTGCATATAATTTTGTGATGCTTGTTCTTGTTGCTTTCTCTTCATGTCTTGTTCTTGAAGTTTTCTTGCAACAACTGTTTCTTGCATCTTATCTAATTTTGGTTTAAACTTGCTTGCTTGTGTTTCAAGCTTTCCTAAGTCCTTCCAAATTTCTATCTCTTCAGAAATCTCTTCTTGTGTACCATATCCTGTAGCACCAAGATACTCTCTGATTATATGTTCCTGATCTTTTTCTTCTTTAATATTTAAATCTCTAGTTTCTTCAACTACAGATAATGCTCTAAATATTCCTTTAAGATCAGTACCTCCATCTGCAACATATCTTGCTGCAATCTGAAGTTCTTGTGGTAAACTTTCAAAGAACTGTTTTGGAGTTTCTCTTCTTACAGCATTTGCTTTTTCATCTAAATTAGCTTGAATTAATTCTTGCCAATCTTTAGCAGAGTAATCTTCTAACTCCTTACCATCATCAAAAGCTAAAAATTTCTCTTCTTCTATAAGTTTCTTAAATACATCAGAAACTCCGTTAATAGTTTTTCTTCCTCTCTTCTTAGTCTCAGTAGGTGTAACATCTTCAGTTTCTTCTTCAATGTTATCTCCTAAGATCTCATCAATTGCTTCCTTAGAAACAGTTTCTATTTTTTTCTCTCCTTTCTTTTCTTCAACTACTTCTTCTGTAGTCTCAGCTTTTACTTCTTCTTCTGTAGTCTCCTCTGTTGGTGTGTCAATAAATGACATATCAACTTTTTTTCTACTAAATACATTAGGTTTTTTAGATTCTTCTTCTGGTAACGTTATTGATTCTGCTCCTGGAGCACCGTTAAAGATTTCATCAAGGTTTACCTCTACCTTTTCTACTTTGGTTTCAATTGTTTTTGTTTCTTCTGACATAATATTTTTGGTTTTATTGGTTTAATATTCTGTGTTACATATACAATATAAGAAAGTTTTTTTGAATAAACCTTAGAAATTTTAAGTTAAGTTAACTTTTTTGGTAGTATATAGCTATCCCTATTTCTTCTTCTTCTTTTTAGGTTTATCTTCCTTTTTAGGGTTATCATATTTGTTCTTATTTTCCCTTGCAATCTCAAGATTTGTGTTTGCAATTTCACGCTGTGTTGCAAGTTTTTGCTTTTCAACATCAAGCTTGGAATTATCATATGAACTCTTTCTTGCTGACTCCTCTCTTTTGAAGTCCATTTGATCTCTATATTGATCTCTATTCTCCATATCATTCATTGCATCACGGAAATCACTTTGTTGATTCTGATCAATGTCACTCTGTGCTCCATAACCTGCAGCTCTAATCTCAGCAACCAGAAGATCATTCTTACGTTCTTCAGCATTTTGTTCAGCTGTGAAGTCACGTTCAGCTTGTTTTTCTTTAGCTTGTGCTTCAATTTGCTGTTGTTGCATTTCTTGCTGTTGTTGCATTTGTTGTTGTTTCTGAGCTTGATCTTTTTCTTCTGCAGATTTAAGAATAGTAGAAACTTCAGCAATAGAATCTGCTTTAATAACACCTCCAAGATCATATATACTTGCTCCTGTAGTATTATTCGTAAGAGCCATTTGTTTTAATTGCTCAAGAATTTGTCTATGATTTGATTTAGTTGTACAGAATATATTAAAATCTCTCATTAATAGATCTGTTCCATTGATTGTAAAGTTTACCTTTTCTGCTTCACTTGATACATAGTTAAGTCTTACACTTGGCATTTTACTATGATAGAACTGTGATAAGTCAGTTCTCATTTGATGTACACGTGGCATTAGGTTATCTGAGTGCTGTATAAAGTACATCTCTGTTTGTGAATATGAAGCTTGAACAGCTTGCTGTACTCCTGTAGCAGTTTGTCTTGATACCTCTTGCCCTAGTCTTTGTGGATTAACTCCAATAGCGTCAAATGCTTGTTGCTTGAAATGATTAGCCAATTGTATTCTAGACATTAATCTTCCTGACTGTTCAAGATTTAAAGTCTGATAATGATTGAAGTTTGTAGCATTTTCTGTATTTGTGATAGAAGTATCTAATGGTAACATACCAAAATCCTTCATTGCTACATATGCTTTTGCCATATTGTTCTTACCCCAGTCTTCACCCATTGAATGACGTGGTAATGCATTTTGATCAAACATAATTACAGTACCTAACTCATCCACTAGTATATCTGCAATTTGATTATTAACCATATTGTATCCTACTTGATATGGTTTCATTAGATCTACAAGAGATGTTGATCTAGTATTTCTATCAGAGAATACTCTACCTTCAATTGGTAATTTAACACCATATAGATTGTTATCTCCTTTAAATTGGAATTGAACTCTGCCTGGTGTCTCTTTATTTATTCCTAAATAGATTGGATCAAAGTCTGAACTTGTTTCTGTTCTCCATGAGTTAGGTAGATTTCTACCAATTTTAACTCCACCCCATACTTCATTAATCCAAATCCAATCCACATGCTCCCCTTCTGCTAAATTATCTTTTGATTTATTTTTAAATAAGTTTGTATTGTAAAGAGGTTTATGCGTTGTCTTAAAGTTTTCGTCAACTATTAATTGTTCAACTTCACCATCTGGATGTACTCTAGTTAAGTGACCCACCTTTCTTTGTGTCTTCCAGTAAATTGTAGAAACTCTTAACATGTCAGTTGTACCCCATGCACTAATATCCTCACCTTCACTCAATATCTGACTTACAACATCACCTCCTCCACCTGGATTAGTAGCCCAGTTAGTCATGAATTGTCTATATGCTAATGAAGGTGCATTTGTATTCCACTTGTGAGATTTTGTAGCATCATAGAAAGATCCATCATTCTGAACTGGATAGTTCATATATATTGCTGATTTAGCAGGATGTATTGATTCTAATGATTCTAATTGTTTCTTAGACATTAAGTACCCATAACTATCTATAACATCTGATATAGTTAACATTTCACATTTACCTGCATAATTTGAATCTGCTATATATCTTATGTCTGGAGACTTTTGGTAGAAAGTTAAAACAGGATTCCATAATTCTACTTCATAGTCATCTTCCAACATACGGAAATGCCAGAACTCTCTGTCACATATAAGCATATCCTGAAATGCTCTTTCCTCAAGTTCCTGCATCTTGAATCTTTCTTCATCAACTTTCATTTGATGATGAGCCCATTCTTCTACCATACTTCTATAATCTTTTTGAAAAAATTCTTCTATTTCTGGTAGTGATTTTAATCTTTCTGGAGATAATTGTTCTTTTGCATCTTCACCCATAGGATCAACTCCCATTTCTATCATCTGCTGAGTTATCTTCATCTCTGCATCTGCCAATAAATTCTCTTCTATTAATGATCTCTTTTCTTCCATCATATCATTATAGGATAGATCATCAACTGCTCTAAACTGTACTCTTGAAAACCTTTTAGAGAATTCTCCAGATAGAACATTAATTACATTTGGTATAATTGGATAGAATTTTAATTCTAAAGCAGACTCATCTTCTTTAGTTAATACATCCATTAACTCTTTATATTGATTATCTTCTTCTACAATATAATCTGATCTATCTATAATTCCTTTTGCAAGCTTATAGTTTTTTAAAAGCTTTCTAGAATTCTTTTTTAGAAAATTCATTCCTTGCTCTTCTAACCAATCTAAATTCCATGCCGCCCAATCTGCATTTTTTTTCTTTGCAGATAGAAATTGTATAGGTTGTGTTAAGCTTGATGTAGCTGGGTACTTAGACTGTTTAGCCTTAGCACCATTCTTAAGTTGAAGAGCGTTAAATATTTGCATATTATTTTAGTATATATACTACAGGAAGGTCTCCCCATGTTGTTGTTGTTGTCCAATAATTTTTCATTTTATATTCTTAAAGGGTGATTTTTTAAATTTCTTATTACCTGACATTCTTTTATTCCTACCTATATTCTTAAAAGGGTTCATAGATAATTTATACAAATTTTTGGAATTATCCAAGTTATTTGATGACTTATCTCTTTCTCTACGCTTTAAATATCCTCTATTTGATTGTTGGACTCTTGCAAATGCAACTAATGCAGAAAAAGCAACTAATCTATCCACGTTGAGTCCTGGGTGATATTGTGACATTTCTTTTAGTAACATTGGATCAGGAATTCTATCTATTCCAAATGTCTGTTTTATAACTTCTCCATTATCATCTACTTCTTCATCAATAGCTTCACGTATATATTCTAAAGCGTATGATATTAAGTGACTCTTAAATAATGTACCTGTATTTTTCCATCCATATTCTTGATACACTGTTCTATTTGATCCAAGATCTTTTAAGAATAATACTTGCTGTTTAGGTACAAGATACTTCTGTTTTCTTCTAGCAATCATATGTTGTATAAATAAAGATATATTGTTCTCTACAATAGTCCATGCATTATACCATTCAATGATTAGCTCTAGTCTTTCATGTGT